TCGACCCCCATATTGAAGAAAAAGAACAAAGTATGAACAAACAAAATGGAAAAGTCGCAGAAAACAAGGGGAAAAAAATGGATTATATGCTTGACTTTTTCATCAAAATACGGTAGCATAGCACCATACTAAAGAACTATATTATGAAAGGACTAAAAATGACTACGTTAAATAAACTACAAAAAGAAACTGTTGAAATTTTATATAGACATTATAAAAAATCAAATGTTTCAAGATCCGAGATCAACGAATTAGTTGCTAACGGCACAATCAAGAATCCATCTTGGTTAAAATCTAATCAATATAAAGTTGATAGAGGCGTTTACGCTCTACCACTTGATGGTGATATTTCTTCACAAGTAAAAGAAGAAGTACTATCCGAATTACCTAAGAATGAAACAGCACCTGTTAATGATACAGTTAGTCAGGCTGCTTATATCGTTTCATCTTTAACTGGTAATATTGTACCTACTAAAGATCCTGTGTTTGTACCATGGGGTTATTTCAAAGATATCAAATCAATTGTTTCTAGTAAACAATTTTATCCTATCTTTGTAACAGGTCTTTCTGGTAACGGTAAGACTATGAACGTATCTCAGGCTTGTGCTCAAGCAAAAAGAGAATGTATTAGGGTTAATATTACAATCGAAACCGATGAAGATGATTTACTCGGTGGTTATAGATTACAAGATGGTCAAACTGTTTGGCAGAATGGTCCTGTAATCGAAGCAATGGAAAGAGGTGCAATACTTCTTTTAGATGAGATTGACCTTGCGTCTAATAAGATCATGTGTTTACAACCGATCTTAGAAGGTAATGGTGTCTTTCTTAAAAAGATTAACAAGTTTGTTAAACCTGCACCAGGGTTTAATGTGATTGCTACTGCCAATACTAAGGGTCAAGGATCTGAAGATGGCAAGTTCATCGGTACTAATATTCTTAACGAGGCATTCCTTGAGAGATTTCCGATTACTGTTGAACAGGCATATCCTACAAATAAGATTGAAAGTAAAATCTTATTAAATGTTATGTCCGAAAAGGGTCTGACAAAACAATCAGATGAGAAGTTTGCCAATAATCTAATTACTTGGGCAGACATTATTCGTAAAACTTATTACGAAGGCGGTGTAGATGAGATTATTTCTACTAGACGATTAGTTCACATTGTCGAGGCATTCATTATCTTTAAAGATAAAATGAAGTCTATTGAGATGTGTACCAATAGATTTGATGTTGATACTAAAACATCATTTATGGATTTATACTCCAAAGTTGATGGCGGCGAAGATGTCACCACATGGGGAAATCCAGTTCTAGATGAAGAACCAGATTCCAATGATAGTGAGGAAGATAACCCTAGTTATTAAAAAACTATCTCATAATGTAGTCGAGGGGCGGCGTAGTTTCCGCTCCTCTTTAAACATTATGATAAACTATATTATGAAAGGACTACAATATGAATAAAACTTTAAACTCAAAAATACAAACAGCCAAAGTAAAAGATTTAAACCCACATCCTTTAAATGTTAAATTAAATCCGATAGAAAAAAACGAAGAAGAAAGAAAAGATTTAGCAAAAAGATTTGCTGAACATTTTGAACAAGAGGGTATTCCTAATCATAATCCTATTCTTATTTGTCCAGAAACTAATACTATTTGGTCAGGACATAATAGGTATTTTACAGCAGATGAAGAAGGATATGATGAGGTTCAAATAGCATACACCACAAAAAAATATGATCCTAATGAACCAGAAGAGGATCAAATGTATTATTTAGAACAACACAATGCTGATGGTAAAAGGGATGAAGGAAAACCAAGTGTTATTTTAAGAAAATGGCACGCTATGAAAGAAGCACATACAGATGAAGATAACAAGTATAGAATAAACGCTCCATATAGTGATTTTTTTAAAGATTTTGCTCATTCAAGAAAGGTTACCCCTAAAGAATTTAAACAATTGTTAGTGGTAGAAGAATATAATCCTGTTTGGATTGAAGATATTGAAACTAAAAAAATTAGTTCTATTCAAAAGGCATATGATATGACTAAAGCAAAAGAACCTGATGATAAAGAAAATCCTAATAGACATAATTTTATCAAAACTTTAGACGAGAATCCTAAAATTAAACAAGACATTGTAGATAATACTATTAAAGTTTTAAAAGATTTTAAATCAATCTCAATTGGTAATAAACCAATGTTATTTGGTGACGATATATCTTGGGAAACTAATGCTCTATCAGCCATACTTTCTCATACAGTTATGTCAGCAACTGCTGATGCTTTCAAAGAGTGTAAAATTCCACTAGTAGAAGATTGCATTACGCCTGGAGGATTAAATAAAAAACAAGGATATGCTGATGTTCAATTTCCTAGTTTAAATAAAGATGGATTTCAAAAAGAAAGAATTGAAGTTAAGGCAGCAAATGCTGGTGCTACTTGTGCTAGTACAAATATTAGTAGTGGTTTGGGTGCTACAAAAATTCATCCACATGAATATATGATTGTAGTATGGGATAATGATTTTAAAAGATTGTTTATAATGATAACTACTTTAACCAAAGAGGATTGGGGTTCTGGGTCAGAAGGAGAGAAAATAATGTCTATGAAAACTTGGCATAAAAATCATTATCATAATAAAGATGAATATAGATTTTTGATTGGTGAGATTTATGAAGATCAAAAAGGTTTACCAAAATTTGATTTTGGTAAAACTAATATTTAAGAGGCTTGACAATAATTGAAAAGTATGATATTATATAGAAAATGAAAAAACAAAAACCAAAAATGTATATTAAGGGATTACCAGAATCAGTTAAGATTGGATATGTTGACTATCAATTTGATTTTTGGCCTGACACATTTGCAAGTACCGAAGAAGCTCAAGGTGAGTTCTTTCAATCACAAGGTAAGATTGGATTAAAAGAGTCCACTCTAGATAGTATTCATGGTGTGAATACAGTTTTACATGAGATTATGCATGGTATAATTTATCAGTATGGATTAGTTGAAACACTAGGTGAGAAAGAAGAAGTAACAGTTAATACAATAACAAATGGTCTAACAACTGTATTTAAAGATAATCCATGGTTGGTTGACTACATAAAGAAGCACATATGACAATAGAAGTAAATGTAAGAAATAACAATGTCGAAAAGGCTATGAGAGTTTTGAAAAAGAAACTACTTAAAGATGGTTTGATGAGAGAATTAAAAGATAGACAGTATTATTCTAAACCTTCTGCTTTAAAAAGAGAAGCAAAGAAACAGGCAGTTAGAAGATACAAAAAAGATCAAAGATTGAAAGCCCTAAGCGAGGGCTTCTAAAAGAATTACTTGATATGATTATGTTGTCCATATCGAATAATGTAATAAACAATGACAACAAAGACTTGAAGGAGTTGATATATTATGGGTAGAAAAGCCTTATCAAAAAAAACAAAAGTACTAAACTTATTATCAAAAGGAAAAGCAGTTGCTTGGACTACATTGAGAAATAAGTTTGATTTAACATCACCAAGAGCGATGGTAGATCAACTAAGAACTGAAGGACATATGGTGTACATTAATCAAACATCAAATGGTACTTCGTATCGTTTAGGTACACCTACTAAAGCAATTTTAGCTGCAGGCGTTCAAAAAGTACTAAAAGGTAGTACTAACGAAATCGTTGCTGCTGGTATCAGAGCTTTATACGGTACACAAAAATACGCTTACTCTAATCAGTAAGACTATTTTATCGTATAAATAGTAATGTCTAGGCAGTTCGTAAGTCCTGACATTAGAGGTAGAGTGTCTTCCGCAAAGACACTATTTTGGGTTTCGCCGTTCCCTTAAAAAACGGCGTTTACATTGGTCCATTGGTCTTCGAGGTTATGAGAGCCGTAAATCTTTAGGATTAAGAGAGGGTGAGACCTACCTCCACCAATAATTTTTTTATAGGGGTTGTAATTTTTAAAACAATACTTATATAAATAATTGTGATACGCTCAATTAAGAGGTATCATTTAGATTAACTTGCTTATAAAAGGAGAAAACAATGACAAGACTATCTATATGGAACGATTTGCGTCCATTTTCAGTAGGTTTTGATGACCTATTCGACCACTTTAATAACACATTAGAGTACACGGTTAAACAACCAACATCATACCCACCTTATAACATCAACAAAGTAGATGATTTAAATTATCAAATTGAAATGGCACTTGCTGGTTTCAGTAAAAAAGATATTGAAATCAAAACTGCTGATGGTCAATTGACAATTAAGTCAGTTGAGAATGATGATAAGGATGAAAAAGAAACTTTACATAGAGGTATTTCAAAAAGAAAATTTAGTAGAACATTTACTTTGGCTGAAGATATCAAAGTTAATGGTGCTGAATTGAAAGATGGAATGCTTTTAATTGAGTTAGAGAAAATCGTACCAGAGGAAAAGAAACCTCGTACAATTGACATCAAGTAATTGGTCAATAGATAGGGGCCTTGCTTGACAAGGCTCCTATAATATGTTATTATAACTTAAACATTAAATAAAGGTGAAATTAATATTATGAAATTAAATCAAAACACACAAAACATTCTTAAAAACTTTTCTGAGATCAATACAAACATACTGATTAAACCAGGAAAACAATTAAACACAATTTCTACTATGAGAAATATATTTGCTAAGGCAGATATTGATGAATCATTTGATACTGAATTTGGTATCTATGACCTCAATGAGTTTCTTGCAGTAATGTCAGGTCTTAATAAACCTGAATTATCTTTACAA